CCGTCTGGGAGAAAGCGCAATGGCTAAGAAGACATATGCCCAGCTTGATCGGGCGGAAGAAAAGATCGAGGATCAGAAAAAGAAGTTGAAGAAGGCTGAGATGTTGCAGACCATCCAGAAGGCCGTTCGGTCTGCCATGAAGTCGCCGGCCAAGAAGGCCAAACGCTGATGGCTAAGAACTGGATTGCCGGCGCGATTAAGAAGCCCGGTGCGCTTCGTAAGGCGATGGGCGTCAAGAAGGGCGAGACTATTCCCGCCAAGGACTTGGCTGCCGCCGCTAAGAAGCCGGGCAAGATGGGTCAGCGCGCCAGACTGGCGCAGACGCTGAAGGGGTTTAACAAGTGACACGCTACCTGAAGAACCGTAAGGACGGTTGGATTTTTGAGTGGGACGCGATCCTCGCCAAGAACCCCAACGTAATTGAGGTGACTGAGGAGGAGGCGTACCCGGAGCGCTTCATCCCGACCGAGGCGGTCGAGAAGGTTGAAAAGCGCCGTGGCCGGAAGCGCAAGGAAGAAGAACAGCTTGCGCTTTGGACAGATGACATCCCTGAGCCGCCGGGCTATAATAACCCTGAGCTTAACGCTGAAGCGTCGAAGGGATTGCCTGAGTGACACCCGCTGATGCCATAGCCGAAGTCCGGCGCATCGTACAGGACATGACGGCTCCGTATCGCTACAGCGATGCGGACCTCCTCGGCTATGTCAATCAGACCCTCAAGCGCATGGCGCTGCTGCGCCCTGACTTGTTCGGCGTCATAACGGACATTGCGACGACAGCCAATAGCGTGGTCCAGACCTTGCCGTCGGACGCCATCCGCCTCATGGACGTGTTCAGCGTTAAGGGCGTCGGTGCCGTCACTGAGACAGACCGTGAGACCATGGACCGCAACTACCCCACGTGGTTGGTTGAAGCGGCGGGCACTCCGGTCAACTATATGCGCCATGTGAAGAACCCGACGCGGTTCTTCCTGTACCCGCCACCGGCTGCCGGTGTGCAACTCACTGTTGAATACGCGCAGGTTCCGCCAACCTACGGTCTGACGGCTACCATCGCCTCGGTGCCGGATGCGTTTCTGCCGACCATCGTCAACGGGGTCGTCTTCCTTGCGCAGTCCATCGACGACGAACATGTTAGCTCTGGCCGCGCGAAGTTGTTCCTCGACGCCTTCACGCAGGATTTGTCCGGTGCCTTCAGTAGCCGCACGGTGACTGACACGAAGGCTGCCGGGCTGAAGCCGGCGCGTGCTACGCTCGTAACCGGTGAGGTGATCTAATGGGCGAGCGCACGTTTACGTCCCTTCTCCCTAAGCTTAGCCCCCATGTGCCGGGCTGCCCGCAACCTCTGATGGTGCAGTCCATCCGCGATGCGGCGATCCGCATCTGCGAGCGCACACTTATGTGGCGGTATGTTCAGCCTACGTTTGCCCTCCTGCCCGGTGTCCACGAGTACTTCTACTCAAAGCCGACGACGACCGACGTGCATGTCGTGTTCGCTGCGCTGCTTGACGGCGAGCCGTTAGAAAAACTAACGCTCGAACAGGCGATTGAGCTGTACCCCGAATGGGCCGATCTCTATAGCGGCGTGGCGCCCGAGACCGTGTGGGGAAATACACCGACGCATACGTTCAACGACGATCAGTACAATACAACGCAGTTTAACCAGACGCCCACGGTAACTCTCGCTGACGGGCTGGGGGCGTCCGGGTCTGAGCCGCGTAGTATCACCCAGATCACGCCCGATAGGTTCATCGTCCTACCCAGCCCCGACGCTGAGAAGACATATACCATGCGCATGTTCTATGCGCTTAAGCCGAAGCGCGACGCGGCGAGCATGGATGACGCTATCTTCGACGAGCTGGAGGAGCCGATCCTCCACTCAGCGTTGCAGTCTCTGCTCATCATGCCGAACGTGACTTGGAGCAATCGGGAACTGGCAGTATATTTCGGCAAGTTGTCGCTGTTCCAGACGACGGAGCGGCGTGCCAGAACCAATCTGACGAACATGCGCGGGGCAGTGCTGGCGCGTATTCCTCGCATCGCATGAGGGTGTTATGGCCGTCATTATCAAGAACAACGTATTCAGCACCTTAGCGTCTGCGATCTCGGCCACGCAGACCACGATCTCGGTCGCGGCTGGCACAGGTTCTCAGTTCCCGACGCTGCTGTCCGGGGCATACTTCTATGCGACACTGACCTCGCCTACGGGTGACATTGAGATTGTTCGCTGCACTTCGCGCAACGGAGATACGCTCGGGGTGATTCGCGCGGCCGAGGACACGCCGGCACGCGTTTTCCCCGCTGGTAGCCGTATCGAGATACGCGTCACCGCGCAGTCTGTTGTCGACGCTATTACCGGGCGCATTGCAGGCGGTGTCACCTATCAAGGTGCCGTGTCTGTATTCGGTGACCTACCGCTTCCTCCCACGGACGTCGTTGCAGTGGGAGATGCCTACCTCGTTATAAACGAGAACCAGCTCTACCTTTGGAACGGCGCTACGTATGACGCCGCTGGCGCACTGTCCGTTGGTGTCGTCGGTCCCGCAGGCGCGACTGGCCCTACGGGTGCGACCGGCCTCACCGGTCCGACTGGCCCCGCCGGTGCGACTGGTCCTGCCGGTGCGACTGGTCTTCGCGGAGCAACCGGCTCCACTGGTCCGACTGGCGCTACCGGCTCCACTGGTCCGACTGGTCCGACTGGCGCGACGGGCGCTGGTGCTACGGGTGCAACTGGTCCGATAGGCCCCAGCGGTGCTACAGGCCCGACCGGCCTCACCGGCGCAACTGGCCCCGGCGCTACGGGCGCAACTGGCCCTACTGGCCCTAACGGCGCTACGGGTGCTACTGGTCCCACCGGCCTCACCGGCGCAACTGGCCCCGGCGCTACGGGCGCAACTGGTCCGACTGGTCCCAGCGGAGCGACGGGTGCGACTGGTCCTGTCGGACCCGGCATTGTTTATAAAGGTACTGTCGCGACGTTTGGCGCTCTCCCCGGAGGAGCCAGTGTAAACGACGCGTACGCGGTAACAGCCGATAACCTTATTTACGTTTGGACCGGGACGGTATGGGCCTCCGCTGGCCCAATTGGCGCTCCGGGTGCTACCGGTCCGGCAGGAGCAACTGGCGCAACTGGTGCCACGCGCGCGACGTTTGTCAGCGCGACTGCGCCGGGTTCAGCCGCACAGGGCGACCTGTGGTTTAACACAGAGACTGGCCTTCTCTACGGCTACTATGTGGACGCTAACTCGTCTCAGTGGCTTGTCCTGTCCGGCCCAATTGGTCCTACCGGTGCAACGGGTGCAACCGGTCCCACTGGTCCGACTGGCGCAACGGGCGCTGGCGCTACGGGTGCAACTGGTCCTACCGGTCCTACCGGTCCCGCAGGTGCGACCGGCGCTGGCGCTACGGGTGCGACTGGTCCTACCGGTCCTACCGGCTTGGCCGGCTCAACTGGCCCCACTGGTCCTAACGGCGCTACGGGCGCAACTGGTCCGACTGGCGCAACGGGCGCGACTGGCCCCACTGGTGCTGGCGCTACGGGCGCAACCGGTCCCACTGGTCCGACTGGCGCTACGGGTTCGACTGGCCCCACTGGCGCTGGCGCTACGGGTGCAACAGGTGCAACTGGCCCGACTGGCCCTAACGGCGCAACAGGTGCAACTGGCCCCACTGGCGCTGGCGCTACGGGTGCAACTGGTCCTACCGGCCCCACTGGCCCTACGGGCGCGACAGGCCCTAACGGCATTAACTCGCTAGTAATCAATTCGACATCGATTGCCAGCGGTACGGCCACGAGATTGCTGTACAACAATAATGATACTGTTGGTGAGGTCACTAACGCTGTTTGGAACGGTGCGGTTTTAACGCTAACCAATCCGACCGTGACGAATTACGTTGAGACAGTTGCTACAGCGACCGGCTCGACAACCATCAACCTTGCCAACGGCACGCTCCATCGTATCACGACAAGCGGAACCACCACGATCACGCTTCCGTCGTCTGTAAGCGGAAAGTCGTTTGTTGTTATCGTGTCTTACGCGGCGGCGGACGCCATCGCATGGGCTGGCGGCTCTACGCTGAAGTGGGCCGGAGGGACGACACCGACGCCCACATCGGCCTCGGGCAAGTTTGACATATTTACGTTCTTCCAAGACGGCACGAACACCTACGGTTCAATCTTTGGGCAGAACTTCTAATGTTTAGCGCAGCATCAAAGACCGCACGAGTTTCGGCAGCAGCACCCGCTGGCGCGTTCATCGAGGACGTGTTCTCGACGTGGCTCTACACCGGAAACGGCTCGACGCAGACGATCACGAACGGGATTGATCTTGCGACGAAAGGCGGGTTGGTTTGGAACAAGTTCCGAACCTCTTCTGACTTTGGCCATGTTCTGACGGATACGGTTCGAGGGGCCGCCTCTCAGCTTATCTCTAACACAACCGCTGCTCAGACAAACGAGTTCAACCGAATTACTTCGTTTAACTCAACAGGGTTTTCAGTCGATTCTAGCGGTTTCGTAAACCAGAACAACGGATCATATGTCTCATGGACCTTCGCTAAGCAGCCGAAGTTCTTTGATGTGATAACGTGGACGGGCGACGGGACTAGTACAAAAACCGTGCCGCACAACCTTGGCGCTCAGCCGGGAATGATCATTTGGAAGGACACAGGTTCGTCCACAAA